ACAAGCTGTTCAAAAAATACCAATTTCTCTTTCTTGGCCTGATGATACTTTGCGGCCTTGGTAGGAAACTTCAGATCATTTAAGACAGAACAGTTGGCCTCTGTCCAGGTGCGCCAAATAGTCTGATTGTTCCAATCAGCACTTATCTGGTCCATTTGTCCAGCGAGTTCCTCTATCTGCTTTTCTGAAAGTAGAGCACTCAGGCAAGAAGGAAGAGGCTGCATTAAATAACCTCCATTAAAATAAATAATGGCCGGACAATGCCGGCGAGCTGTTCATCCTACTGACGGGTTCCATGTCCCGGTCTTGCAAAAAGATTATTTGCCAGCCTTTACCGGCTTATCTGTACCCTTCTCAAAGAGCTTGGTGGGGTGCTGGTCGGGATCTGCCCCCGCCGTCTGACTTTCCCCTTTTTCAGGCCCAACCTCATAATGCATGGGGTCGAGACTAAGGCGCTTGAGAATCGCCTCATCTGTGACCTCCCAGGTAGTCTTTTCTTTCTTATTGTAGACTCTCACCATTTATCTCATCACCTTGAAGATCGCCATAGTGGCAGTTGTTACGTTTGTCGTGCTGAACCTGAAATATTTTGTAGCGTTGAGGAACCTTGCAGACTCAATCGGGCCGACCAAAATTGTGCGGTTGGCGGTGAGTGGTATAGCCAGATTACCGATGCCTGCCCGGAATGCAGCCTTATTGGTCCCGTCAACAATATTGAGCGAGGAGCTAACATTACTTATTGATGTTGCATTTATCTCCACGAAATACGCATAGTTGCTATCGTAGGCGATGGACTTTGTATCTGTGCTCGTGGGTGCGTCGAACCAGTAAGCCATAGTTGCATAGCTATTCTGGGCAGTGAGTGTTCCTGCAGCAGTAACAACGGTGTCCGTTGCACTTACCTGTGCCACAATGGCCAGCAGTAGAGCGCTCGCCAGCAAAAAATATAGAATCTTATTCATCCTCTCCCTCCTTAGTTGAAGTTGCAGGTCATGACGCCCAAGCATGCCGGCTTCACTACTTTTCTGCCGAACACGTACTCCCCATCTACCTTTCTGGCATACTGCTTTTCCATAGGAATGATACGAGTATCTTCTACCTGAGATGCGAAGGTTATGGCCTGTCGGGTGCCGAACAAGATCTTGTCCAGTGTCCCGTTGGTGTTAGGCACGTTGTTGGATACCAGTAGCTCAAATCCTCCGATGCGGCCAATCGAGCCGTTTAAGATTGCCGGAGTTGCCACAGTTGGCGCGCTGGAACCCTGATCGTGAAGGTCGTTTAAAATCATTGCCTCCATCTCAGGAGGTATGATCATCCACTTGGGCATGGCTGCCGGCACTTTGGACTTTTTGAGCTTGGTTCCGCAATCAGTGATTAACTTGAATATGTTGGAGGGGTCTCCCTTGGTTACGTTGGGTGTCTTGGGGGAGGCATCAGACCCAACCAGATTAGAGGCACTGGCATCGACATAACAAGAAGCCACAGCCAAATCTACTGCATCAGCCACAGCATAAGCTGCCTCTATGTTGACCTCATCCAGTAGGTTAATTAGGGTCTGCTCTTCATCTTTCTTGGGGATCTTGAAGTTGTAACCCTTATGGAAATCAATCGTCAGATGCGTATCTGTATCCGCAATGATCTCGGGGTCGGGCATATCGACATTATCAGTTACATCGAATACAGTAACTCCACCAATGCCGGTTAGGCGCACACTCTTAGCGTACTTTACTGACCCCTCATATTTGCGATTAATGACGCCATCTTGGGCATAAACTAATACCCCTTGTAGCTGGTGTTGAACTTCCAGAGCGACTCTTTCTTCTTTAAACGCTTCATAAGCCAAAGTACCACCTCACCAGATTTATTCTCTTACTCGGCCTTCTGCTTCTGCTCGCTTAATATCGGCTAGCACTTCCGCAGTTATGGTTCCGGTCTTGCGAAGTTCCCGGACCTTTGCCGCAGTCCAAATTATCTTTCCCTTCGGGTCTGCATTCTGCAATCCCTGGTTCCCAGCTCCTTGTGCATTACCACCACCACCTTGTGCAGCCCCGTTACCCTGCTGGCCTTGCTGTTGCTGTCCTTCCTGGGGCAGCATTTTGGCCTGAGCCAGGGCATCAAGGCTGGCGTTGATCTCGGTAGGAGTCGTTCCGGCAATGTTCAGGAATTGCAGCAGTATCGGGATCTGACCCGATGGAACATTGCGCTGCATGAGGGCCTTCATCTTGGCCAGTTCCAGGTCAGCACCCTTTAGCGTCTCCCCTTTCGGCTCCTCTTTGGGCTTCTTGCCGGCTGCCAGGAGAGCCTTAGCTTCTGCGAGTGGCATTCCGAGCGCGGTTTCGAGGTCTGCTAAACTCATTTTAGCCTCTTTTTGCTGATCCCCTTCTTGACCAGAACCTTGGCCCTGGTCTCCCTGGCCTCCTTGTCCTGCACCTTGTCCTGCACCTTGTCCTGTTCCTTGTCCTGTTCCTTGGCCTGCACCTTGGCCTGTTCCTTGACCCTGGCCACTCTGACCAGAGCCCTGGCCCTCTTGTCCAGCACCCTGACCTGAGCCTTGACCGGCTCCTTGACCCTGGCCACCCTGGCCTTCTCCTGCGTTTCCTTCATTTTCCATTGGATTTTCTCCTAACTTGTCGTATTCACTGTCTTTACTAACGAAAAAAATAGAATTTATGATTTTAAAAATGAGGCTTACAAGATCAGTATGTTGTGGATGCAATTGGGGTGAAATATGCCCCCTGCCCTGGCATCATCCAGAGTAGGATAGCCAGGTGTCTTGCCTGTCAGGCTCACAATCCGCCCCGCCCAATCTAGGCAATTTTCGCAGGTATAGCTTGTTGATTCGTCGGTGATCTGCACTAAATCCTGCTCATGTTCGAGGGCTCTGATCTCAGTTCCCTCAATCATGGCCTCTCTTGTTACCAGTTGCCCCAGCATTTCTACGTAGGTTACAATATTCCACTGTTTCCCGGCTGAATCTTTGAATCCGGTTATCCCTTGTTCTGCCAGCTTTTCCCTTTGGGCTTGGGCTACTTGCTCCAGGGTGTCTCGTTCTGATAACTCGCCTTTGAGTTGCTCCATGGAGAGAAGTCTAATAACCTGCTCCACTCTGCGCTTAATAACCGAATCGACCTCGACGAAGCTCTCAAAAGCATTGTCTGCCAAGATTTCTTTGGCTTTCTGAAACTGTGGTGTGGCTTCTTTGCTGCCCAAGGACCTGTCAACTTCAGAGGCAGCGAGATCAAATAGCATTTCGATTGCCTCATCACACCAGATGCGACTGTCGGCTAAGACTTCTTGCCTGATGAGATTGGTATTCCACTGTAAATCTGCCAGCTTTTGAGGATTGTTTGCAGCAAGGAGGGCGTTGTTGTACTCTTTTAACAAATCCTTTTCAGCACCCTCGTACATTTGCACCAAGCGCTTTGCTTGGGCACCCGATAATGAGGATTGCTGAATTGTCAGCTTAGCCATTTAGCTCCAGGGGAGGGAGCCTGCTCTTTGGTACAATCAGGACAGCTTGCACACCACGCAGTCTGCCCAATTCCATCTCATAAGCTTCGCTGCCTTCTTTTAGGCCCTGCAGTTCGAGCTTGCGTTCTAATGAGATTGCGCCCATTGCATCCCAAAGTTGTGCTGCTTTAGCGATCTCAATCTGGTCCTCAGGTATTCCGTCCTTGAGCTTGACGTGAATATCTTTGATTGCCACAATCGGAGGATGTAATTGAGACCACAGATTCAGCACTCTTGGTATTGCTTCCTCAGCAGCTCGGGCATACTTTCCTACCTGGGCCAGAGTGGGGATGAGCCTGAATTTTAGGGCAGTCCCTGATTCAGCAGCGCCGGCGTCCTTTCCTGCTAAAAGAACCTTGCTAAGCTGGAGCATCTGCAAGAGCTGATCCATCTTTTGCTCAATGGCTGCCTCTACATGGGCGAGCTGGGCGTCCCAGACCATCAGACTAGGCGGTACGTCCCCCGGCATTGTAAATATGGGCTCTCCCGGCCGGTAGACCCACTCACCTAGGCCGTGATCAAATACCGTGGCACTCTCCGGAATAATTGGTGTGGGCGCAGTAAAATTGGACTGCACCTCATCTCGTTCCGCAAATGAGATCTCCAGGGATTCGATTAAAGATAGGATCGATGGCTTGTAATCCGAGCGCCCATAATATCGCTCACTGGAGAGCTGATTTTGCACATGGACCACTAAGACACTATCCACCTCTGGATTTTGTATGCCAAATTCATTAGCCTTTATGCTTGCAAATGCCAGGAAGTTGCTGAGCGGCACCGGTCCCACTAATTTTGATCTGGCTAGCTCAAATACCAAGTGCCGGATCTGCCCTTTTGAGTGGATAGTGAACTTGATGTATTCGCATTCCTTTCCATCAATATTTTTCTGTTTAAACTTTGCAAATAATACAAAATGAATAATATCTTGTATGTTTGCTGGAGAGACTACCAGATACATATTTTCAGGATTGATAACCGCTATTCCTGAATCTGAGATTTCATAGGCCCCGTGGCCGTAGCGACTGGCATCAATAAGGACTTGATCATCTGGCCGTTTGGGGATAACCTTCATGGCCTCGGCTTTAACCTCTATCGGTTCGCCGAATGTGAGGTTTAAATAAGTCGTAGTGGCCAATTCAGGCCAGTCTAGGATGATTACTTGCTTTTTTTCGTTCTCTGCTTTGTCGGCAAGATAGGCCGCATAGCGCGGGAAAACCTGGTCGTGCAGGCCGTTGTAGATCTGCCTCATGAGCACGTGCTCAGCTATTCTGGCCGCCTCATCTTTATCCTCGGGTGGCCAGGGTTTGCCATCCCCAATAAAGCCCAGATCATTTAGCATTTGATATCTTCCCTGCCTCTTCGATAATCAGTTGGTCGTTCTGTTTGATCTTTTTGTAACACTCTTGACAGCAAAATCGATCTGTCAAGATGGTCGTACCTAGCTTGTTTTGAGTCACACCGGGAAGGAAAGGCACAATTGGCGTGAATCTTATTTCCGCTATCGGTACAGGAAATTCCTTACCGATATCACCAGAACAAATTAGGCACCTCATTCTTAATGCACCCTCCTCTCTAGGTCATTTAAAATCCCATATCTATTCGGTTTCGTATCCAAAACGCCCGTTCTCCTTGGGCGTCTGGAATAGCGGTGCTCTCCATACCAGCTCGACAGAGCCAGGCACAAAACCAGGTCGTCATGCTCAGATTCGCGCCAGGCAGAATAAGAATCATGCCCATTGGTATTGATTTTTAGCTTGAGATTGGTCAGCTCACCTACTAACGGTTTTGCCAGAGAAAGGGTCTCAGCAATCTTCAACCTCTCTGACTGGAAGATAGCAAGCAGTGCAAAGACTAAATCACG